GCCCCCACCCGGCTCCAGCTGTTCGGCGACTATATATTCCTTGACACCCCCGAGCGCCAGCGGTTCGCCGCCGCCGAGCACGAGTACCTGATTACGCAGCTCCAGTACTCTCCGCCCCAGAGCGTTCCCGCCAACGTCACTACCGCTAACATCCCCCTCACCTTCAATCATGCCTGTACCGAATTCATCTGGACAGTCCAACAGGACCGTATCGCCGCCGCGCACGAGTGGTTCAACTTCAGCAATCGCTTGAATGCGCAAGGAGGCGAGCCATCCACCATTCTCACCGATCCGCTGGAGTCCGCTATCATCCGGCTGGACGGCTACGAGCGCTTCCAGCGCCGCTTCGCCCAGTATTTCCGCATAACGCAGCCGTATCAGTATCACACTGTTGTCCCGCGCACAGCCGATGATTACATCTATCTATATAGCTTTGCCATCCACCCCGAAAACACCGACCAGCCATCGGGCACCATCAACTGTAGCAAGGTAGATGATATCGCTCTGAATCTGATATTTAGCACCGAACCCTACAGCACCACGACGTCGCCTCCACCGGCCACCCCAACTCCGAGCAGCTGGGAGCGCACCGTCATCGTCTACACGGTGAACTACAATGTGCTTCGGGTTGTCGGCGGACTCGGCGGTCTCGCTTTTATTGCGTGAGGGAAACCGCACGCCGCATCAGGGAGAGATGTCGGATCCATTCATGGCCGCCGCGCGCGGCCGGTTTCCGCTGAGCACAGACAGCGGCGCCGCTACCAGCTGGTTTCAGCCCGGTGAGGTACCGTTGCCCGACCGAGAATATGGCACGCTCTGGTGGTGGGCACTGGCTGGACTCAACCACTTTTATCTGCGCTCCGTGCTACCGGGACTTTTCAAGGCCGGTCTGCTGATTGTCGGCGGTCTGCTGGCCATCGCCCGCTCCCCCACCGCCTTTCTGCCGATCGTTGGGTTCGGCGTCTGGTGGGCGTGGGATCTGCTCCAGCTGGCGACCGAAAAGGAGCGCGTTATCGCCTACGGAATGACGACGCCGTTTGATTACACGACCGGTATCGGCCAGGGGATGATTGTGGACGGTCAGACAAACTACCGGCAGCGCGCCGATTTTGTCGGATGGCAGCTGATGTCGGTGCTGGGTCCGCTGGGCGTAGATGCGCTCTTACAGGGTCGCCCCGGCCTCTTTGTACGCAAACTGATTGACACCATACTGTTCAGCAGCTTCGCGTCGGGGCTCTTCAAGGGGCTCTGGAATGGCGATGTGAGCGATGCGGTTCTCTCCTTTCTGTTCCTGTTTACAGCGCTGTTCGGTTTCTTCGTGCTGCTGCCGTGGATCACCACCGTTGGAGCGCTGGGGCACCCGACCACGATGTTCACGGAGGGCATCAAAATCAGCCCCGCCTTTGAAAAGTTCCTCAACTTCTTTGATAGCTGGACCGGCGGCTTTGGTCCGAACACCCAGTCCGAGGTGCGCCGCGACTTTGGGATTGCCTCCATACCAGGTGCCGACCTCCGCCGCGATTTCAAGATATACCGCCACGACCCGGCCGCGCCAGCAGAAGAGAAAGAGAAGGGGGCCGGCGGCCAGCAAGAGCAGACAACCTGGCCGATGTCGGTGGGCCTGGGCAACGCTATCACCGGTCCTATTGCTGCGCTCGTCGCGAAATTCATACTAATGTTCCGTTACGGCATGGAGGCATATTACGCAGCGGCCGATCTGGCAACAACCGCAAAGGAGCTCGCTAAAGACGGGCCCGCTGCTTTGGCGGAGCGGGCTAAGGGAGAACTTGCCGCGCGGGCCAAAGGAGCTATTGGTGGTCTCACAGCGCAGGCAAAAGAGGCTCTTAGTGGAGTCGCTACACGGGCAGCAGAGGAGGCTGGCATTGAGCTAACACCTCTCCGAAAACAGGATGGTGGCGGCAGCAGCGACACCGCTCCCAGCTGGGAGTCCGTTATTCTCGGTGCAACCGTCGCAGCTCTCGCCGCCGGCGGCGCGATAAAGGCAGCCGTGGACTATCTGGTCCACGATTAGATGGAGCCGCCGCCGCTCACACAGCCCCAATTTGAAGATCTCTGGGATGCGCGCGGACGGAATCCGCCCTCACGCTTCCTAGTTTGGTTCGGCGCATCCTGGTGCCGCCCCTGCCACCGACTGGACCGAGCCGCCGTCGCCGCCGCCGCTGCCGCTGCTGGCACCCCAATCTGGTACTGCGACGCCGCCGTCAATAAATACACACCCGGCTACGCGAACGTCTACAGCCTCCCCACATTCGTCTATTACAAACCCGGTCGCGAAGTGGCCCGCATAACATCGGCAGACACCGCGACCGTCGTCGCCTGGATTAGCGACCAGCAATGATTCGCCCCCATCCGCGCGCCACCGCCGACTCAATATCCACAGCAGCCGTCTCTGCGCGCCGCGACAGCACCACCACGCAGCCCACCGTCGGATTTCGCAGCGATGCGACCCACGGCAGCCAGACGCGCCGCGCCCAGTGGAATCCTGCCCGTCGCGCGTAGTCAATAAACACCGGATCCAGCAGCTCCCGCCCCGCCACTAAAAAGTGAAGCGGCGGTCTCGACTGTAGCATGCCGCCGCGACTCTCTGTCAAGAAGAGAGCCCACAGTTTTTAAGCGCAACCAGAGTAATGAGTCACGACGACACGGTGATTGTCGGCGCCGGCATCGCCGGTCTCTGGATTGCTGAGCAGCTGCTGGCCGCCGGTGTCCCCGGTCGCCGCATCAAGATTCTGGAGAAATACAATTACATCGGCGGGCGGATTGCGAGCCATAAAGATGGCTACGAGATTGGCGCCGGTCGCATCCACGAGAGCCACCGCCGCACCCTGGCGCTGATTCGCCGTGCCGGTCTCACAATTCGCCCCATTCCGCCCCGCATCGCCTGGCACACAGCCCCACACGCGCCGCTCACCGCAAACCTGTTTGACACTATCTTCTCCAGCGCCTTCGTGCCGGTGCTCAGCGCTCTGCCGCCCGATACACTGGCCACTCACACTATTCGCGAACTGCTTCCGCCCGCGACGCATTCCCTGCTGGAGCGCTATCCCTACCGCGCCGAAACAGAGATGCTGCGTGCCGACATCGCCTTGCGCGCCTTCGCTCCCGCCGGCGAAATGGCCAGCAATGCGGGTTACTTTACGGTGCGCGAAGGGCTCGCCGCGCTCACCCGCGCGATGGCCACCGGTCTCCGCCGTCGCGGCGTAGTGATTCAGCTGGGTGCCATCGTTCGCGATGTCAGGTGGCGCAGCAGCGGACCCTCCTGGCGCATAGAGTACACCGGCCAACAGGGGCCCAGCCACGTGGATGCTGACCGCGTCGTGCTAGCACTTCACGTCGCCGCCCTGCGCCGCCTGCCGTCGGTGCGCACCGTTCCCGAAATCTCCCGTGCGCTCCGGCATCTGGCAATGGAGCCGCTCACCCGCATCTACGCACGCTATCCGACGCCAGCCTGGTTCACAGACATGCCAAAATTTGTGACGCCCGGCCCGCTGCGCTACGTGATTCCAATCAATCCGGCCAGCGGTCTCGTTATGATCTCCTACACCGATGCCCGCGACACCCGGCACTGGCGGGGGCTCCGTGGGCCGGCCCTCACCGCTGCGATTCAGGCCGCCGTGCGCGCTGAGTTTCCGGACCGCACGATTCCAGAGCCGGAGTGGGTGCGCTCCTATGAGTGGAGTGATGGCGGTGCGACCTACTGGCGCACGGGGCGTTATGATCCGGTCGCTGTAGCCGCTGCCGCCCGTGCTCCTGCCTCGGCGCCAGGTCTTTACTGCTGCGGAGAGAGCTTTAACACCACCGGCCAGCAGGCGTGGATTGAGGGGGCACTGGCCGATGCAGAGATGCTATGGGAAGCGCTAGCGCTAGATGTAGTGGTCGCAAAAAGTTGAAGCCGGCTCCTGCCACCCCTGCCCAGGCAACTAACGTGTCTGTGGTAATATGACTACCATGGACGTGTACACTCTTACCCGCCAGCTCCGCGAAGTAGACCTCCAGCGCGACCACGCACGCGCCATGCTTGCCGATGCCCACTTGAGCGGAGAAGCCGCCGCCAAACGCGCAGCACGCCGTGCCAAAGAGCTCATCACGCACGGCACATACACTCGTCCCGGCCCGTGGGACGATGATATGGATAACTATCCAGAGACATCCTATGAAGAGGATGCCGGCGATGGCTACCGCATTCGCATCAATCGCGCACGCGACGGAACATACAACGGATACGCCATCATTCCTGCGAGCCATCCGTACATTGGTTGCCACTACAGCTTCTTCAATGAGGCGCCTGGCATTCCGCGCCCGCCACAGGGCCTGACATATGGCGGTGTGGATCCGCACAACTGGTGTTATCCAGCGGAGACCGGTGTCTATGGCTTCTACTTCATGGGTGGGTGCCAGCCGCGCCCCGATTACGCCTCACGTGAATATCAGGCCATCAGCTTCTTCAGCGCCGAAAAGGCCGAGTTCGGGGGCTACATAACATACGCAGACATGCGCCGCTACTGCTTGGAGCTCGTGGACTACTTCAAGGGGCTTCCAGCCGAACGCGTCGTGAAGTGCTGTGAAGAATGCGACCAGTACTATACGACAGCGGTCTGTCTTGACTGCACGTGCGAAAAACACAATCTCGCCCTGGAAGCGGGGGTCTGCGTGTTCTGCGAAGAGGACAACCGCCGACCAAAACGCTCCTGGGCAGACATTGCCGCCGGTCGCTGCTCTAGCTAGCTAGCTAAACCAGCTGCGGATATCACCCTGGACAACCGGACCTTTTGCGGTGGCGGTTACAGTCGGTCTCTTTTTGGCAGGCGCAGGCGCAACCAGTTCAATCGTGTCGCCTCCATCCATCAGAGCCACCGCCCCTGCCGACCGCCGATCAAATCGCGCCGGCCGCCCCTCTGCCGCCGCCACCGCCATCCGGTCCACCCAATTGTTGCCCCACGATTCAGGTCCGTCTCCTGTCTGGTGACCACGCACGTGAATCAACGGCACACGCATCAGTCCCCAGAGCTCTACCAGCGGCTGAATCAGATCCAGATTCTGTACGGGTTCGCCGGCACCGCGCATCCACCCCCGTCGCTTCCAACCGGGCCCCCAGACCGACGCACAGTTGATGGCATACTGGGAGTCTGAGTAGATGCGCACAGGGCCACCGCCGCCATGTGCGCCCCACCACTGGAGCGCTTCCCAGAGGGCCCGCAGCTCCGCCCGCTGATTCGTCGCCACCGGTGGCCCCCGTAGCGCCTCCGCTGCCCCCGCCGACGGCTCACCCCCCGCCGCCCCAGGCCAGTAGGCCCACGCCCATCCGCCCTGCGCTCCTGCCCGTCCATTTCCCCGACACGCACCGTCGCAATAAATAGAAGCTGTTGGCATCGCGCGTCCCTGTTGGTCTTAGCAAGGTTGCCGATTTAGCTGCCCGGCCACAGCCGCATCACGCCATCAAATTTAGCCGCCGCCCCCAACAGATGGACGCGCACACCATTCTCCACCTGCTCCATATCCTGCTCCTCGGCCCGCTGCTTATCGGCCTCGGTCTCCGAAGCCCGTGGCTGCCGCTGTCGCCCACCGCGCTCATCGCCCTCGGCGCCGTCATCGCCCTCTATCACGCCTGGAAGCTAACCGGCGCCCCGACCCGCTGGATAAACTGGCTCCACGTGCTGGCGGTCGCTCCTACCCTCATTGCCGCCGGTGCGCTGCCGGATGCGCGCTGGCCCCGTGAGCTGCTGCTGATGCTCGGCATCGCCGCGGTCGGCTATCACGGATACTATCTGGTGGCAGCGACCCGGTGAACAAGCTCAAAATACTCATCCGAGAACCCCCAGTGACAGCCGTTTGGCTCTTGCTCTGCCGGGACACGCCGCGATGAGGAGTTTCCACCGTGGATAAACGACACAATCACTCCTGCAGGAGGAATCTCTGCTGTCTGCCGAATGCGTTCGGCGCCGCTGCCATCCAGAAACCCGCACCCCTCTGCCATTCCGACGTCAGGAAAGCCCCGTGCCTCCCAGAACTCACGCCGGAATGCCAGAGTTGCCTCTGACACGCGCTCCGCGGGCGACTCAATCTGCGGTGGCACGTTTATCGCCGACACGTAGCGTCGCAAGTCATACATCGGCAGTGTAGAGCAGTAGACCGCACCGCGCCCCGTCAGCCAGCTCACCCGCGTCGCCACAGAGCTCTCGGGATAGTGGTCGTCGTCATCCATCATAACAAACACTGACGCAGCCGCCGATGCCGCGCGCACTCCGGCATTCCGCTTTGCGCCCACTGTAGCCTCTTCCTCTTCTCCTACTGTTGTCCATCGCACCACAAACGGAGCCGACCGCGCCCACTCCCGAACCACCGGCTCCAGCGGGTCGCCCCCCGGCTCGCCCACCACAATCCACTCTAGCCGCGCTGCGGGCCACCGCTGTCGCCGCACATTCTCTCGCATAACCGGCCACCACACCTCACGCTGCCGTCCCCGCGTGAGAGTAACCACGGCCACGTGTGGAGGTGCTGTTCCAACTGCGGGTGCGACTGGTAGCCCAGCGTTTTTGCGCCCAGCCCCCACACGCCAGGCCAACTCCGCGACCCGCTCCCAGCCCGACCGAAACCCCCGCATTGCCGCTGACCGTGCCGCCCGCCATCCAGTGCAGATTCGCCCCATATCCTCCTCCGTGAGTGCCAGCAGCTGCTCCACCGCACGCACAATCGCCTCTGGCCCCACCGGCAGCAGCAGCCCTTCGCGCATCGATCTGCGATAACTATCAGACACACCCGGTAGTTCTGGCATATCCCCACGCTCCACAGGTGCCATAGCCACGCAGCCCGGGCTGTAGCCCCACGTCTCCCGCAGCACCGGTAGGTCACCCCAGAGCATCGGCGCACCGCAGGCCACCGCCTCCGCGGCCGTCATACCGAACCCCTCTGCCGCCGACACCACCACGTGCCACGCACACGCCCGCTGCCGCGCCTCACGCTCCGCCGCAGGTCGATACTCTGTCTGAAACTCCACGCGCGCCCCCGACGGCACCAGCGGACGCAGCACGGTCGCCACCCCCGGTGAGCACCAGATCTCCAGTGGCGGCCACTCCGCCCGCCACGACGCGACCACCGACCGCGCAGCCAGCGTCTTACACGGAGAGCCGCCGATCACGTACAAAAACCTGCGCTCCTTGACGCTCCACCGCTCCCCCCCTCCTACAGGACCTGTCTCAATATCGCTCCGCCACGGAATCACCAACGATCGCCGCTTGCCCGCCAGCTCCGGAAACAGTGCTGCCGCCGCACGGGACTTAAAGACCACGGTGTCCATTCCTCCTCCTGCCCCAGGTGCTGCCAGCGTCCAATCCCATGCGACAGCAGGAAACCATTCTGGATTCACCACGAGCACGTTGGCCCGTGCCCACGGCACCGCGAGCCGTACGGGTGTCTCCAGATAGATATGTATGTCTGCCACGGTCGTGCGCGCATCCGGGCACCACATTACACTGTCGCAGTGCTCTACAGTCCATCGGTCGCCCCGAAACGCCCCGGCCACCAGTCGGCTGTCGTGCCCGAGCCCCCAGCGCCCGCCGCCTCCGGCAAAAATACGGACCAGGCCACGACCAGACATTCTGGCGCGCTAAAGTGCTGCGACTTTAGCTGGACCCACCGGTCCCTGCGTCGGTTTTGATGACACCCCCGATGGGCTCCAGCCCGAGCCCCCAACATCGCCCGGCGTGATAATAGTAGGCCGACGCTGACGAGAACAGCTTTGAGCAGCGAGAGCAGGCGGTCGCCCCACTGCTCTCTGCTGCCGGGATGACACCGCTGCCGTGAATCCGCGCAATGTGAACAATCATATTCGCTTTCATTCGCGCGGTGTGCCCGCAGTCGGCACACGGACAGCCCCAGGTCGGTGTATCCTCGGTTGGGTGGCACTGGGCGGTGTGCTGGGTCAGCCCGCTCTTCTGAATAAACGCCCGACCGCAGTCGGGCACGGGGCAAACATAGCGCGCCTCTCCGGCGTGCCGCTTCATATGGTAGAACATCGTGTTCTGTCGTTTCTTTACGATACCGCAATCAGGGCAAACAAAGTGTCCTTCCGCATTCCGGGTGTAAGCAACAGTCGTCATTGCTGCGTTCTTGATGGCAGCCGCCGCGGCCACCCGGTGTCAAGTTTTCACCCCAGTCGCCCCTCCATCCGAAAATCGCGTTCCAATATATACAGATGACCGAGCACGAGATGACCGTTGGCTCCAAGGCCCAGGTGTTCCACGGCACGGCGAAGCACACCTCCGGTGGTCTGACGAAGAAGGACCTGGTGAAGAACAAGCATGGCCGGATCGTGAGCCGCAAGAAGATGGCGGCCGGCAAGAAGGCCCTGAAGTTCCTGACGGCCAAGGGCTACAAGGCGCGCAAGGGGACGTTCAAGCTGTTCCACAAGCGCCGGGCCACGCATCACCGTCGCCGGTAGGTGACGGTCTAACTGAGCGGCAGCGAGGGCCCGTCGCCGGTAGGTGACGGTCTAACTGAGCGGCAGCGAGGGACCGTCGCCGGTAGGTGACGGTCTAACTGAGCGGCAGCGAGGGCCCGTCGCCGGTAGGTGACGGTCTAACTGAGCGGCAGCGAGGGCCCGTCGCCGGTAGGTGACAGCGAGCAACCACTAAAGCCCTGCCCCCGCCCGCTCCAGCACCGTCCCCAGAATCATCAGCTGCCGTGCAATCTGCCCCACGGTGAGCGTGGCAAAACCAACAGAATCCGTGGGCCGATACCAGTGCCACACACCATCCGCTGCTGTCAGTCCATATCCCTGGGCTGCCAATTGCGGCAGCAGCGTCTTCGTGTCAAGCCCCCTCGGTGTCGTCCGCCCGGCCCACTCGTTCAAGACGGTCATCAGAGAGGGTGCCACCGCACCCCCGAGCACCGGCAGAAACAGCTGGTCTGCCGCCGGTCCCGCCCAGCCCGGCCCCCCGCCTCCCCGTAGCACCACCACCGCCACGCCGGCCGGCAGCCCCCGCACTGTCTGGAGCTGCTCCACCAGTTTCGCCGACAGCGCTACATCCGGTCCCACCACCAGCAGCAGCGGCCCCGGCATATGCTGCAAGAGTCCTAGCAGACACGACCACTCCCGCCCGCCGGGCGCCCGCCACACCTGCGTCCACGATGGGTCTGCTGCGAGCGCAACCGAAATCGCCCCCGTCCGCCCCGCAACCAGAATTCGCGTCACGTAGGCGCCCAGCATAAACTCTGTCGGTAACCACGGCGCACCAGCATCCGATGCCTGCCATACCGCGACCAGTTTCCCCTGAATCATCCCAGTCCACTCTTCTAGGCGCACCGTCGGCGCGGCACCACTCATTACTGCGCACCGGTCTTTTCGCTGTCGCCATTAGACGCACGCGATGCTCACACAATTGGCAGCTCTGATAGTCACACTTCTCGTGCTAGATGGCATCTATCTAACCGCAACCGCCCCCACGAGTCGCGCCGTTATCGCCGCTATCCAGGGCAGCCCCCTCCAGATTCGCTGGCCCGCCGCCGCGGCAGTCTATGCGCTCATCGCCGCTGCTGTCTGGTTCTTCGCGGTTGCCCCTGCCGCGGGCTCTCCTACAGCTGCCGCCGGACGCGGTGCCGCCATCGGTGCGGCAATGTATGGCCTCTATGACCTGACGAATTACGCAACACTCAACCGCTATCCGCTGGATTTTGCCATCCAGGATATCGTCTGGGGAACCGTGCTATGTGCGACCTCTGCTGCAGCTGCCGCTGCGACTAGGGTTGGGCAACTAAAATAGTGGAACCGTCATTAATATTAGGCCATCCCTAGCTGCGACCCTACGCCTTACCTAAATCCCAAACCGCATTCATATCCATCCACGACCCCGTCGTAATCTCCGGCACCTGCGTGTAGCCGTTGTCCCCCAGGAACTTCCGCACATCCCACAACAGATACTTGAGTTTGATAGCAGCGCCGTAGGCCCGCCAGGTCTCCAGCAGTGCCATCGTCATCGCCCCGCACGGTCGCCCCTCCTTGCTCACCGTGTCGGCAGCTGTCTCCATGTCACGACAGCCGCTTAGAAACAGAATATCACCCGTGGTCTTCGCGTAGTTCTGGTCCTCCGTGTAGGTCATCGTTCCCGCAGCCGGCGCCTGCCATTTGTAGCGAAGGTCTACCGCCGTTCCGCTGTGGCAGCAGTCCAGCACTACGAAGCACTTGGAGCCAGCAGGCACGCGCTCGGCCAGCACCACACGCAGCTCATCATCAGTCAGCACCTCCAAGGTGCGTCCATTCAGTGGATACAGACAGCTGTCGTAGCCGCTCATCTCATCGCCGTTCGTGTCACGTACGCGACCACCATGTCCGGCAAAATGGAACATCACATTCTGACCGGGCTTCAGACCACTCACCAGCCAGTCTATCGCCGCCAGAATGTTCGCCTTTGTCGGCTTCTCGGGCGTGTTATCGGTAATCAGGCGATAGTCTCTACAGGCAGGAAAAAAGTGGCGAGTTTGCTCGGCCATATTGGTTGCGTCGTTGATACAGCCGGCCAGCTCATAGGGGGTTGCCACATAATTGATACCGATGGTAAGAACACGTATGAGCCCCTGTGGCGGCGGGGGGTCCGTTATCACCAGAGTAGGCAGAGGAGCCGATGCTGGAGCAGGAGCAGCCACACTCAACTTCAACAGAGCCGCCTGTGCGGCAGCCAACCCCTGTTGCTCTTTCTGGAGTGTCGCCTGTGCCGCTGCGATAGCGGCTTTGTATCGCAATCGCTGCGACATTGTCTTCGCCTTCGCTGCCGCCGCAACCAACGAGTTCAACGCCGCCTGCGCTGCGACCACCTTCTGTTGCGCGACGGCTACTGCCTTCTTTGCTGCCTCCATCTAATAGTACACCCGTTAAATAAACGGATCATACGCCCACTGCAGCAGCGCCTGCCGCTCACGTGGATAGCAGCTCACATCCCCGCGCGCGCAGCCCGCCCTCACCGAACCCGCGTGTCGCCGGAATGCCCGCCACCGACGAATCTGTATCGCATCCACCGCCGGCAGCCGTCGCCCCATCCAGTAGCGACAGTACCACTGAAACCAGCCGCGCTCATCGGGATTAATGGTCGGATCTTTCAGCACTCCTCCAAAATTATCCTGCGCCGGCTGCTGCCGCGGCCGCGACGGTGCCCATCCGTTCTCTCGCCATACCGATAACGGCTGCCGCGACCGCACCCCGAACAGATTACAATGCGCCGCATCCGGCCCCTCGGGCGACAGCCGGCCCGTCGCAAGCCCTCCCACGAACCACTCTGCCGGAAACTCTTCCACGCAGTCATTCAAGTACTTTCCCTCAAATACGCCGAGCATCAGCATCTCACCGGGTGTTAGTTCTGGCTCAAAACCGGTTCTTGGGTCCAACACTCCAGGCTCCGCCTCCAGCAAGTAGGAGTAGCCGCGCCGCAACGCCATTGTGCCAGCACCGCGCACGCGGTCGCCCCGTCGGAACGCCGCCAGAGGCCGTCCCCGCACCGCCAAAATTTGACGCAGTTCGGCAACAGTTCGTGGTGCTCGGTCTCCAGACATGCCACCGACGCCACCGACCCCTACTGAAATCGCCGCTTTCCTCGCATCTCTGAGTCCTAAAGACCGACTCATCCATGAGCTGGCTGTCGAGATGCTCAAGACGCGATACCGACCGGAACGGACGAACGCCTGGGCCGCATGGAAGCGACAGCTCCGATAACTCGTGTCCAGCCCGCCGTGGGGCAGCCGCCCGCCGCTTTTTTGACCCACGCGCGCACGTCGGTGTTGGTTGGGAGTGCCGCTGCCTCCTCCACGGTGAACCATCCCGCCGCACTGTGTTCGCGTTCAGCCAGCAGCACCGGGCGCGCGTTGTCGCTCACCACGCCGACCCAGTAGGGGCGCTTTCCGAATCGTAGGGAATCGCCCACGATCTGATAGTCGCGCCCCACCTCGTAGCCGGTCTCTTCGGCGGTCTCGCGGACGGCGGTCCGGAGCGGTGAGCCACGGTCCACCTCCTCTGGGTGCCCCTTGGAGAAGCTCCAGACACCGGTCTCCCGACCGAGCAGCAGCAGCACCCGGAGTTCTTCAGGGCCCAGTCGCACTAGAATAACACCCGCGCCGACATATCGCTTTGATGATGGCGGGGCGGGGGTTGTTTGAGATTGATTAGTCATCTAATCTGTCTGTAGAACTTGTGGTTCTTCCTGGCCGCAAGCACACTACGCTGCCCCCCCCTTCAACTTTTGCTCACCCTTAATAGAAATGGAACCTGTCCGTATTATTGAGAAGGGTGTCCTCGCTGGTAAGCCTCGCTGCATTGGTCTGAAATGTGGCCCGGAAGTACCGGGCACAAAGCCAAAGCGCTACACCGCCGTCCAGTGCGATAAGGCCTGTGCGGAGGGCAGCAATCTGTGCGTTGCCTGTATGCGACAGGAGGCGGCCAATCTGGCAAACACCGGATCCATGAAGTTCCACGGGCGTTTCGGTGCGCCGCCCGTGGCCTGGTCGCATATTGTGGGGTCCGAGTGGAATCTGGCACTAAAAGCGAAGGAGGCTGGTGCCACTGCCGGTACCAAGAAGTCTGTCGCAAAGCGTGCTGTTTCTGCTGCGACGGAAGCCGCCGTCGCTACGAATGCCGCGGAAGCAGCGGTTGCTGGTGCCGGTGCGCCCCCCGCTGCCAAGGAGGCGGTGAAGAAGGCCAAGGCGACACTCGCCGAAGCCGTCAAGGAGGTAAAGGAGGCCGAAGCGGAAGCCGTGGCGGTCGTTGAAAAGGCGCTGGTGAAGGCCACCCGTGCGGCGAAGAAGGCTGAAAGAGAGGCGTCTGCCGCCCGTAGAACTGCGCGCCGCTCCTCGTCTAATGCGACCACCTGGTCCAATCGTGAGAATCCTTTCAAGCCGGCCCCTGCTCGTCGTCGCACCGCAGCTGCGGCTGCGCCAGCACGGCGCCTCATGTTTGTCCCGCAGTCTATGGCCGGCCCGTCGTTCTCTCCTGCCCGCCGCAGCTCTTCTAGCACACACCGCCGCCCCGCCTCCGCGCGTAGCTCTTCTGGTACTCACCGCCGTCCGGCCTCTGCTAGTCCGCCCCGCCCGGCGCCCCGCCCCAACTATGCGTCGCCCTACAGCGCCACACCCTCACCCAGCAACAGCAACAGCGTGAATATGTCAAATTATCTGTACTAAATCCTGCCCCGCCGCCTAGAGATTTTGTTCTCCTCTATCATCTAACACTGACTTCCCTAGTTTCATCTGCCCGTCTGTTCTTCAGCCAGGCACGTGTTGCGAACCAGATAGCACTCTGGCGCGCCGAGCTCCCGGACATCGCTCCGCACTACGCGGTGAAGGCCAACAACGACCCCCAGCTGCTCCGGTGGCTCAGCGCCTCCGGCGTCGGATTTGACTGTGCCTCCATCCGCGAAATCGGTGAGGCGACCGCAGCTGGCGCGACTCCCCGGCGCGACATCATCTACGCGCAGCCATGTAAGACTGTCGCGGACCTACAGCGCGCTGCCGCGGCCGGCGTCCCGGCCACCGTCGTAGACAGCCCAGAAGAGGTGGAAAAGCTCCGTGCTGCCAACTGGACCGGTGGCGTGCTGATTCGTCTGCTGGTTCCCGACGCCGGTAGCGCCCAGCCGTTCTCCCGCAAGTTCGGTGCGCCCCTGTACTGGGTCCCCGAGATAGCCCGTGCCCTCGCCGCCGCGGGTCAGCGCCACACCGGCTGGAGCTTCCACGTCGGCTCGGTCTGCGGTGATGTCAGTCAGTATCGCCGCGCCATAGAGTGCGCCGCTGCCGCCGCCACGCTCACCGGCGTAACCGACACAGTGGATATCGGTGGTGGATTCGTGCCCGGCCCCGACCAGTTCCGTGCCGCCGCTGCTGCGATTCGCTCAACCCAGCCGCTTTTCCCCCGGCATACCCGCTGGATCGCCGAGCCCGGCCGCTTCTTTGCCGCTCCAGCAGCCGACGCCGAGGTAGAGGTGATTGGAGTGAAGCGCCGCACCACCGGTCCCGGTCAGCGTGTCACTCTGGACGAATCGGTCTACGGAATATTCAGTAACATTCCGTTTGACGGGCAGCGCCCGCGTTTCCGACTGCTGGCCCCGGATGCGACCACCCGACCATCCACACCGACCACGCTGTTCGGCCGCACCTGCGACTCGGCAGACTGTATCGTGGAGGACGCACCGATGCCCCAGCTGCGCGTAGGGGACCGCCTCCGCGTTCCGGCAATGGGTGCCTACACCATCGTGAGTGCCTCGGATTTCAACGGCTTCCCGCAGCCGGCGCGGATCTACCAGCAGCTCACGTAGGATAAAATCACCGCGTTCAACAGAAATGGCCCGCCGCTCTAGCTCCAGCAATGTTCTGGGTTTCCTACGCCGCAGCGTCAAGCGCTCCGCCAATGTGGTTCGCCGCATCGGTCGCAACACTACCGCGGTGGTCCGTCGCGGCACGAACGCGGTGGGTCTGACACGCCATCGTCGTCGGGCCACCCATCGCCGCCGGTAATCCGTCATCCTTTCTTTAAATCTGTCATTATATGGTAGAATAATGGCAGATTTTGGTGAAGGTGGGCCCGATGAGCGCTTTGAACGCTCTAGAAACATCAGTGCGGCAATTGCGGCTTCTAATAGTCGCTATAGAGCAAGAAAGGCCAAAGAGCTAGATACGATTAATCAGGTGCGCAAGAGCCGCGGTCAGCGTCTATTGTCCCTGGAAGAGTTCATGGCTATGAATGCGAAGCCCGTCACCTCCTCTGGTGCGCCCGGGCGACACCTGTACAATATTGCTAAGATGGAGGCAGCCCGTGAATCAGAGCGGGCTGCGATGGGGCACGCCGCAATGGAGCGTGTTTTTGCGCACGAGAATGCCGCGAAGGCCCAGCGCTTCGCGAAGAACACGCGCGAATCCGCTGTTGCTGCCGCCGCTGCGGCCGAGAAGGCGTCTGAGGCTGCCAAGAAGGCCGTGGAACATCTGGCGGGCGCACCCGACGTGGAGGCGGTGAAAGCTGCGGCGGCGATGGCGGCCGAAGAGGCAATAAAGGCGGCCGAGGCGTCAGCGGTTGCGTCGCGCGCGGCGGCAGCAGCGGAGCGGTTCGCCGCACAGGCGGCCGAAGCTGCGAAAGAAACGAAGGTTGATGAGACGGCGCTAGCCGCAGCGAAAGCTGAATCCGCTGATCTGGATGCTGGTAGAAGAGCTGCCGTCGCTGTCGCTGCCGCCGCTGCGGCTGAAGAGGCTGCCCGAGAGGCATCCGCTGCTAGAAGAGTCGCTATGGAACTAGCAAAGAAGGAGACTGCCGCTGCGGGCATTGATCCTGCAAAAATGGTGCGCTATCGCGCACTTCTTGAAGAGTTCAAGGGGGAATTCATAAAGAGTACTGATAAAACCATAAAATCAAAGGCGACAGTGATTGATAACGCACTCAAGGCAGGATCAATGCCAGCTCTCTCACTATTTACAAAGAAACAGAAGGAGCGTATTCGTGCCGCAAATCTGGCTAATGTGGCCGGTCTGAATACGGCGACTGGCGGCGCTCGTCGGACCCACCGCAGACGCCGGCACTGATCACCGCAAACTCACCACTAGCATCCTCTTCTACTGTAAATTCCACTGCCTCTGACGAGTCACCCCCACCACGACTCCTCAGAGTCTGTATCTTATTAATGATAAAACATCCGCTGTGATAGCCCAGAGTTACAGCCGCCACTGTTATTGCGCCCGCTCCGGCTGCTGCGCCCAGCGCGCCCAACCTGCCACCACTCCGAACCGCCGGAACAAACCAGCCGTCCGCCCCCACCCGCACGGCCTCCTGTGTTATCGTGCCGGCCACAGAGCCGGCCAGCATCGTGGCCACTCCGCCCGCGACCGCAGCCGCACCACCCGCCACCCGGCTGATAAACAGTCCTGTCAGCTCCCCCGCGCTGTTCACCACCAGATATGTGATTGTTCCCGCTATTATTCCAGATTGGACTGCCGAGGAAGGTATAATCAGCCTCATTAGTGAAGATGGCGAAAATGCCTGACACTTTGAACCCCACGCTGGCACCCGGCGAATGCGCCATGATAATGTCAAAATACCCCGGGCGCGTGCCGGTGTTTGTATTGCGCGGACGTGGAATAGACCCAACATTCCCTGGACTGCCAAAGTCTAAATTTCTCGTTCCACGGGACTTGACATTCGGACAGTTCAACTACGTGGTGCGCCGACAGCTCATTCTGCCACCCGAGAAAGCGCTATTTCTCTTTTGTAATAATACACTGCTTCTACCTTCACATCTTATGAGCGAAGTGTACGCATCACATAAATCGTCAGACGGGGCACTCCGCGTTGTGTATATGTCAGAGTCTACGTTTGGATGTAGGGATGGCCCTCCCAGCACAGCTGAGAGGTTCTGACGCCGCCCTAACCACCAACCAGGGCTGTCCAGATAATTTTGTGCCGCGTCAGCGGAGTCGGTCGCGCTAGCGACGTGACGTAGCGGACCTACGCGTCACACCACTATTTCATCTGCCCATCCCTGTTTGGATGAGTGCCGCCGCCCCTGCCTAAGTTCGCCGCGCCCCCAACCAAACAACATAAGAAGGAATGCGACCACGCCGCACCGCTGCTGCCGCCGCCCTCCTGATGCCCTATACCCGCGTCGGTGGAGCGATGGTGTTTCCGCCACCGCTGCTGGCACACGTTCAGACCGATGGCTCATTTGGCGGACGCCACGGAGGCCGTGTGGCTGCGATTTTGACCTGTGCTGATGTGACTACCACCCGCCGATATCTGGCTGCCGCGCAGGTGGTAAACTCACACGAAGCAGAGTGGGCATCTATTGCAGCTGGACTCCGTCTTGCATTAGAAAACAACGAAACCGCAATCGGCATTGAGAATGACTGTCTGGGTGTCATCGCCGCACTCAGCCACCACGGACCCGATGCTCCACGTCTCCGTCAAGAGTATGCCCGCGAATGGCGCGCGGAGATTTTCCGGATGGCAGCCGAAACCGCCTGGACCGGCGTGCGCTGGATTCCCCGTGCCAAAAATCGGGCAGATGACCTGTTTCGCAGCAGCAGCAAGCCGCTTATCTAAAACCTATACCGTACCGTAGCTTACGAAATTTAAGATAGTCGGTTTCTGGAAGAAACCGACTAATTTGATATCGGTAAGCTACGTTAACGTACAATACCAGGCGGTTTCACCGCCTGTCTTAAATTTGGTATTGTACGGTACAATACCAGTCGGCTGCGCCGACTGTCTTAAATTTGGTATTGTACGGTACAATCACAAAGCTTTCCCATATAAATTTGTCGGTTTCCGGAAGAAACCAACAGGTCTTAACTTTGGAAAGCTACGGTTAGGGATGGGCATCCAATAGATAAAGCCCGTCATTATGTGACGGGCTATCAGTCATCGCCCATCCCTAACCAACTGCTAGATGATGGGCGAAGCCCATCACTAGCTACGGTATACTGGGCAGCACTCAAGCATGCGCTCCCGTGTATACAGTGAACTCGCCTTCTTCTGCTTCGTGCCCCATGTTATCTACATCATCAATGCGCAGCTCTCCATACTCCTGCTCTTCATAATCGGGCGTCTTCATAACTACTGTCCAGTCCTCATCACCACCGTGCTGGCACCAGGGGCGTGGGCCGTCATAGTGCCGCCAGATACACAGATACGGCGGCGCAGCGCTCACCATCGCCCTGATTGAATCGGGTGCTACACGGATCCAATCAAAGGTTGCGCGCTCTCTCTTCAGTGTATTCAACCAGCTTCCAGGAATTACAGTTCCATCTGTGATTACGATAATATATTTTGCGTCCAACTCCCAATCCAGGCTCACCTCACAACAGTCGTATGGCTCTGGGAACTCGGCACCATCGCTGCCCCGCTCCAGCACTTCACATGTTGGCAGGTCTTTCGCCTTGTAGATCATCATCGGCAGCGGACCATGCGCATCATCAATAAAATCCAGGAAGCCTGTCGGAATACGATTGTAACTCGGAATACGCTCGCAACTCGTCTTAGAGCACTGCTAGCACCGGCTGCCCCCCGACACACACACCCCGGTCAACTTTTGCCCCCCACCCCAGCGCAAAATGTGACAACCGCGCTTATCTAGCACCACGCCAGTGGCACCAACGACGATGTCACGCCTCCTGATTGTAGAGTCTCCCGCCAAATGCAAGAAGATCGCCGAGTTCCTGGGAGCCGGCTGGCGCGTCCGCGCCACGATGGGCCATATCCGCGCCCTCAAGGAGGATCTATCCGCCATCGGCTTTGACGCTGCCGCCAGCCCCACCCCGGCCTGGCGCCCCACGTACGAACAGATTGCGAGCAAGTCTGATGCTATCGCCGCCCTCCGCCGCGAAGCCACCACCGCAACCGAGATCTTTCTGGGTTCCGATGATGACCGTGAGGGCGAAGCGATTGCTTGGCACGTCTGTGTGCTCCTCGGCCGCGACCCGGCCACTACCCCCCGCGTGGTGTTCCACGAGATCACCGCACCTGCTCTCCGCGCCGCTGTCGCCGCACCGCGCCGGATTGATATGGCCAAGTTCAACGCCCAGCAGGCCCGCACAATGCTAGATATGCTCATCGGCTTCACACTGAGCCCCTGTCTGTGGCGCGGTGTGGGTTTCAAGCCGGGTCTGAGTGCCGGCCGCTGTCAGACACCGGCGCTGCGCTTGGTCTACGACCGCGACGCAGAAATCTCCGCGCACACGGCCACTCCTAGCTGGCGCCTTACTGTAAAGGGGTCTCTGGAATGGCGCGCGGAAACCGACCTGCCCGACGAACCCGCCGCTGACGCCGCCCTCCGCGCTATTGCCGCCGCGACGCCCCCTGTTATCACCATCCGCGAACGCCAGGAGCGCGTAGCCACCTCCAGCGCCCCCGAGCCGTTCATCACCTCATCGCTCCAGCAGGAGGCATCCAGTCGTCTGGGGATGGCACCGAAGGCCACGATGCGCGCGGCGCAGACGCTCTATGAGGGCGGCCACATCACCTACATGCGTACCGACAATGCGATTCTGAGCGAGGAGGCGCGCGAGGCGGCAGCAGCGGTAGTGCGATTGCGCTGGGGAGAGGAGTATCTGGCGATGGCCGCCGCTGAACCGGCAGCGGGTGCCGGTGCTACGAAAAAGAAAGTGGTGCGACGCAAAAAGGCGGCAGCCACCCCTGCCCCCGCCCCCGCCCCACAGGCAGCACATGAGGGGATTCGCCCCACTCACCTGGAGACCACCGAGCTCGCCGATGTGAGTCCTCAAGAGCAGCGCCTCTACGACCTTATCTGGCGCCGCACGGTTCAGTCCGTTATGGCCCCTGAGCGCCGCGACGTGGTGCGCCTGGTTGGAGCCGCTACCACTACTACAGCCACTGCCCCTCTCCTCCATACCACATGGAACCGAACCGCATTCGCCGGCTGGCGCGTTCTGGACGCTGACGCCGCTGCAGAGGCCGCTGACTCCGCCACCTACGAGACCCGCCGCGCACTTCAGCCAGCCTCCACCGTCCCCTGGACCATCGCCACCGCTGAAGAGCATCGCACCGCGCCTCCGTCCCGCTACACCGAGGCCTCCCTGATTCGCGAGCTGGAGTACCGCGGCATCGGCCGTCCTTCCACCTACGCGACGCTCGTGGAGACGGTGCTAGAGCGCGGCTATGTGGAGAAGAACACCGCCCCGCCGACTCCAACCACCATGCGCGGCCTGGAGGTTCGTGCGACCAGCCCCACAGCCGCTCCCCGTCCCACCACCCGCACTGAACGCACCGGCGGAGAGCGCGACAAGCTCCACACCACGGCCCTCGGGCGAACAGTAGCAGAGTGGCTGGGCGCCAACTTTGGCGACGTGGTGGCCTACAACACTACGGCACGCATGGAGGCTCAGCTGGACGAGGTGGCCCGCGGCACGCGCGACTGGCCCACGGTGCTGACGGAGGCCTGGACCGCCTACCGCGACCGCTACAATGCTGTTATGGTAGCAAAACCGACTGGTGGAGCCACAGCAAGCAGTCGCAGCGCCGACTACGGCGACGGCTACAAGATGGTGGTGAGCCGCAAGGGTCCGCTGTTCGTGCTGGAGCGTGAAGGGGAGAAGACCCGCTTCGCCCCCGTCCCTGCCACACTCAGTCTCCAGACCGCCACCCGCGCCGACGCCGAAGTCGCATTCGCAACGGCCTCCACGGCCATCAGCGGCGATCATCTCGGCGACCTGGACGGTGACCCTGTGGTCCGCCGCAAGGGACCCTACGGCTTCTATGCCCAGTGGCGCACCGCCCGCATCAACTGTAAGCCCACCGACACTCTGACCGACCTGAGTGCCCGCCTGATGGAGAAGGCAGCACCTCCCGCCGCCGACGCAGTAGACCGCCAGGTCGGACCCTATCGCATCCGACGTGGCCCCTACGGGCTCTATATGTTCAAACAGACCGAGGGAAGTCGTAAGCCGGTGTTTGTTGGAATCCCCCCTGACACACCGTGGGCCACGCTGACGCCCGAGACCGCGGAGCAGGTGTACAAGCTAGCGGCAGCGACGAAGCGCGCGGCAGCGAAGCCACGGGCGACCAAAAAAGCATCAGGTGTGCCGGATGACGATAGCTGAATAGGGCGACAGCTCCGCGAAGCCGCTCACCACCTCATACCCAGCCTCCTCTGCGACCGATATCCATTCCCAAATGCGCATCCATGTCACCCATTCTCCATCCAGACGCAGCAGCAGCGACCGACAACATTCTCCACCGGCCAGCGGGTCATCGCGGTCCGTGTCGCGCGGCGCGCAAATCGCTTCCAGGCCCGGTGCCGGCCGGTCAATCCCCCAGACCTCCTGTGTCTGCTGGCAGCCCGGCTCATAGACCACATGTCGTCGGAGTCGCCACACAGGCATCTTTTCCTGTCTAAGGACTTCTTTTGATTTCGTATCAAGAATGGGCGGTCTATTTTCGCACCCCCCACCCCCACCCCCACCCCGCTTGGATCTCTCCATCTACACGGGCACTCCTCTCACAGTCGCCCACCGCGCCCTCCGTGCTGCTGGATTTCATCCGGCCACAGTCTCTCTGAAGCCGGATGACCCGTTGCCGCGGCCCGTCCGTAGCGGCCGCCTCACTATTTTCTATGACGCGCGCGACTATCGGGTGCGCGTCGTGATTCCTTACGCGTAATATGGCCGCGCTGTCCCCGTTCCTACACCAGGAGGCGCAAACGGGCGGTCAAATCGCATCGTATCCTGCCGTGTCGGGTTGTTGATCCAACGCCCCGACATCGCCGTAGCCACCTGGTCCGCCGCCACGCGACAGCCTTCTCCTGCCGCCCCAACAATCGCCGCCACGGGATTACAGGCATTCTGTACACCCACCGGCACGGCCCCCGCCGGCGGCACCGGAGGGGCCACAGTGTTCCGATACAGAGGCGCATCCTCCGCGATCACCGCCTGGCAGCGCCCCAGCGGCTGGTCTAGGCGCCGTAGCTGGCTCTCCATGTCAATCTGCGCCGGTGTGCCGGGTCCTCCCGCCCGGAAGGCGAACTGCGGATGCGCCGCCGCCGCCTCCATCATCGTGGCCGCCGACACGGGTGCCTCTCCCTGCGGCCAGGCGGTCCGATAGCGCAGACAGATGTAGGCCGGCGCAGCCGGGTCCAGCGGTACACCCCGCGGAATTGGCGCATCCGGAAAGCTGTGATAGCGCGCCACCCGCGTCGGGTCATCCTTCAGACAGCCGAACTCTGTGCGATACCATGTGCTGGTGTCCAGTGCCGGAACCAGATCTGCGATAGTCGGCTGAGGCTCCCCGAGTCCGGGCTTCAATGCGCCGGCTGCCATCTCTGTTGGAGGCAACTAATAAGAAACCACCAGCGTCCCGAACATGAATAGCACGACCGCCGCCAACTGCGTCCAGACCGGTGCGAATGTCATCAGTCCCTGTGCTAGTGCGAGCCAGACAATTCCGTAGAGCGAGTCACCAACCAGCGCACCGACCCCCACCTCCCGCGTGTAGCGCTGGAAGAAATCCACGTAACGGCTCGTACCCTTCGGTAGAGCGCTCACCAGGAGATACCAGAGATAGTCTGAAGTCCACTGGACCCCCAGGAAAACACCGAGATTTGCCCATAGGCCGCTGGCACCGAGCCCCACCCCCATCGCCTGGGCGACAAGCAGGATAAACGTACTGTAAATAAAGTCCCCGAAAAACACCACGGATACGGGCATCCGCTGCGGGTCATAATACTCTCCTACTGTTCGTGCGCCCGACAGTGCGCGAATCAAAAAATAGGAGATTGGCTCCCAGATGCTGTAGGCCGCAGTCCAGCCAAGTAGCGACTCGGGGCTGAGGCGGAATATGGAAGTCGCTGCCATTCTAATGCGCGGAGTGGTTTTCGCCGCGCCGCGCCGCGTCCACCAGTATCGTAGCTTACAGAGTTTAAGGATGTCGGTTTCTGGAAGAAACCGACCAGATTATACCAGAAAGCTATCTAAACGTACAATTCCAGGCAGTAAAACCGCATGTCTTAATTTTGGAATTGTACGGTATGGCAATTAAATGCTAGTTAGATGTAGGGATGGCCCTCCCAGCACAGCTGAGAGGTTCTGACGCCGCCCTCGCAGGGCGGCGGGCATCCCTAATCACCAACTAGGCCTGTCCAGATATTTTCATGTCGCATTTGCGACATGCTACTTTTTAATCTGCCCGCCGGCGTCAGAACATTCTAGTAAGCTAGAAGGGCCACCCCTAATTAGATGTGTTCAATTACATCCGTTTCTGAACTGGAAGTTGCAGAGGTACTACGTAGTCGTACCCAGCTAGTCACATAACGTACAGTGGAAATATCAGTTAGGTCAATGTAACAGACATATCGACGATGGAGGAACTTGCACTTCCCCCCCTCGAGATCCTTGAGACTGCCGTTCATATTCGCGCCAATTCTAGACGTCTCGATATATTTCTTGAGGTAATCAAATGAGAATACTCCAGTTGTAGGACCAACTGTACACTTCTCAAATCCTCCATTATCTGCCTTGAACTTGCGGTCTCGAATAGTCGTCGGGTTCTCTCCTGCCACTTCCGCCTGCTCACGAGCATACGCAATACTCTCCTCCCGTGTTTCGAAGCTCTTCCAATCACGATCGAACTTCTGTTCGCGATCTTCGATGGGCTCCTCTTCCTCTGGATCCACCAAACCCTTTATGTTTGATGCGTGGAGCTTTGTCTTACGCGAACTGACTTGTCCCTTACCATCTGATGTAATCCGTGCGCTGCTGTATGCGGACTTGGTAAAGTCGCATCCACTCTCAAACCATGTCACATATTCCTCAATAGCCTGCTTATCGCAAAAATGGATGGGGCGTAGATTGGGTTCAAGGTATTCGCCCGTATAATCGAAATTATCGCAGAAACGTGCTGTGAGTCCTTGAGCTGTTGCCGTTGTATTCCGCTTACCCTTTGGGACAGTTTCATAGGACCCGCCAACATGATCACGTACAAGGCGCTTCGACGCACGCCAAAAGCCCTTTACAAGGATAATCGTGTGTTTGGTAGGGGCTTTCTTCATCTGCTCATCGATGTCCTCAATACGGGACATCGAATCATGACGTAGAGGAGATGCCCAACCAAGCTCTGCTGATACTGACTCCAGATAGGGCACAATCTTCTTATTTACACGAAAGGGAAAATACTTTGGTTTGGTATTCGCATAACGCCGAGTAAACATCTCTAGAAGACTGCGTACCTGATCTTCATTATTAAGCTGAGGTGACTGACGAATACGCTCTTCATTCAGCATGACACGAAACCCTTTGTATGTAGGGCCTGGCTGGAGTACTACTTTGGCAGCTCGATCCCCCCACTTCTTAAGATCTTCGCCAACTGCTTCGGGCGTAGCAGAGATTTGGAGGAGCTTGCGCCCACGCTTCTCCATAGAAGGCACATCCAGAAGACCAGCCTTCCTAAATTCATTGCTCACCATCATATCTTTATCAGCAGCAACGTGACACTCGTCATCAACGGCCAACCTGGCCGCAGCCAGATGCTTGCGGCGCTTAGGCAAGTTACCACGATGATAAATATACGGCTTTAGAGAGGGTAGCATACTCTTGGAAAACTGCTCGCGCCATTCACAGTCACTCATGCCAGAGCAGATGACCATTTGTTCCGTTAGAATGCTGTCATCGGGTGTACCAATTGCCATTTTGTAGAGTACTTCAAGGGCAACGCCGGTCTTACCAGTACCAGGTTGTGCCATCAGAATAACTACCAGCTTCCCCTTACGAAACTCCTCTGTAATAGCGACAGCGGCTTCCTGTTGATTTGGATAGCTAATGTTACGACCAGAGCGTTTCGCCTTTGTATTCGCCTCATTATACTCCATAACAATTCTGCTGCGTTGAAGATCAAAGTCCTCCTCAAGATAGGTTTTGTCAGGTACCTCAATCTCTGACTCAACCGATGCGGCATCATCTGCATTACAGGGGCGCTTACGGCGCATATGGGCATCGTACTGACTCTTGGTCTTGAACTGCTTTGCACAACGTTCGCAAGTGTGCCCTGCCATTCTTACACTGGTAACTTGCAGACCGTTTAGGTAGTGGTCGCAGAGGTCGCCTAATTAGGCGGTTGACTTTACCGCTGCATCAGCCGGCGGTTCAAACCCCGTATACAGTAGTTGCTGGTTAGGGCTACACATACCGCACCATGATCGCATCCCGCACCGTGTCAAACAGTGTCGGATTCTGAATCTCCAGCGCCTCCAGCGAAAACGAAAACTGTGACGAACAGAGATCCACCGGCACTCCATAGGAATCCAGCAGTCGTACGTGGATTCGCGCAATGTCACGTGGTGTCTGAAATACCACCTCCTTAATATGCTGCGACGCGTAGTCGTCGAACGCCACGTAGTTCTTCGGCTCCCGTATCACCACCTTGGCCAGCGCCTTGATCTCATTCATCTGGAGCAGTCCGGCACTGTCTGTAGTCGCCACAGTCTGTCGAACACATTCAAAGTCATTGACGCAGAGCAGCAGATAGTTATCACCAGCAAAGTTGGCACAGCTATCCGACACTAATGACCTGCTAGTGCTCAGGCGCTCGCCCTTTGAAAAGCCAAGATTCGCCCCTAGACCCCAAGCGAAAGGGCGATCAAAGAAATAGGCACCTCCCGATGGTGTAGTGTTTATTGAGAAATCTAGACTGGCGTGCGTGATTGTGAATTTTCCGGTTATCTCGCTAAAAGTCACTGTAAATGGTGTGCCGCCTACTGCGGCATTCATTGTTGTTTGAAGCGCGTCTGCCATATCACCAGCTGTATAGTTTCCCTCCACAAGTGTAATTAGATACGTCGAAGCGCCAACTGTTACAGAAATTGAGATATTTCGCCGCGCTGCCGTAAAGATGTAGTAGTTATTCGGTGCCTCAATTGAGGTGATCCGCACACGCATTACGTTTTTGATAGGCGCGACCGGACGAAAATAGAAATCAGATGCGCTAGAAAGAGCAGGTGTTTCCCGAAACTGTGAATCTATATTGATAATATGACGCTTGATATCGTTTGCCCGCAGCTCCAGTGGCAGATCCATAGCCGAAGCAGGTGGAACAGCCAGAGGCGCAGCCAGCGAGCTGCGTGGAGGCAGCACCGTATCGGCCACCGGGCGCCGCCCGGGCCCCGCAATCCAGCGATGCGCCGCCAGCCGCCAGTCATCCATCGCCTGCATTCGCCCATCGTGCGCCTCTGTATCAGAAATCTCCGTCAGCCCCGAACTCTCTGTCTGAGTATCTGTATCTGACTCGGATTCCGACTCAGATACATAATGCCGATAGCGCGGCTCCAGGCCAGCCGATGCCGATGCGCTCATACCGTCCTTAGCAGTGCGCGCGGTTTAACTGGACGACTGCTCTACCTCTTCTTCTGTTGCCGTCGCGCCCACCGTCATCATCAGCAGCCGGGACAGCGGCGAATGCTGCTCCGCCGACCACCACCAGGCCCCCTCTTTCTCTGATTCCACGCGCACCGCGTAGCCCCAGTGCGCCGGCAGCCCCACGCACCAGCCGGGACGCACCCGCACCTCCACGAACTGAACACGACCGATCCAGGGGGCCTCTGCGACGGTCAGCCGCCAGGGGTCAGCTCCTTCCTCTTCTGGCAGGAATCGCCGGAAGCGTGAATGAACCAGCCAGAGCACCACCGGTGCCCCCGCCGACACGCCGAACCAGCGCCGCTCCGCCCCCACCCACGACAGCCCCGCCACTTCGTCGGCCCCCTGGATGCCGACACGCGCCCCCGACAGACCAGGCAACCACCACCAGGCGCGTGATTCATCCAGCTCACCGAGGCCGGTTGTCAGCCCCATCTCTTCAGTCAGGGCCGACTCATTCTGAATCGCCGGACGGTGCTCCTCCTTGAGCCACGCCGATACCGGAATGCTGGCGCCACCTGGAATCTCTACCGCCCAACCGGCCACCTCCGCCACTTCGGGTCGCCACGGCAGCTGGCCGAGCTCCAACACAATCGGTGTTTTCTCTCCCTGTACTCCACGTACGTCGCCAACCGTCGCCGGCTGTGCGAACGTGTATTCTTGGACTGGACTATTGTAGATAAACCAGTGGACCGCCACAATGACACCTAGGAGCAGCAGCACCGCCCAGACCATTACTCGGGGCTGCGACCGTTTCTGGCACGCGCAGCCGCACCCTAAACAGCCACGCAGCTCAGACAGACTAGATGAGCAGCGCTCCCACTCGTTTTGATTTCTCTGAAGGCAGCCTCACACTCAACGCCGAACAGGCCGCAATCGTCCGCCAGCCGCCGAACCAGTCAATGCGCATTCTGGCCTCCGCCGGCTCCGGAAAAACCACCACTCTCACGGCACGCATAGCCCATCTACTGACAGCCCACGGCGCCCGCCCCGACCAGATCGTGCTGCTCACCTTCACGCACAACGCCGCCGAAGTGATGCGCGAACGTCTCCAGGCACTCGTCGGCGCCCGACGGATTCTCTGCGGAACATTCCATGCCCTCAGTCAGCAGCTGCTCCGCGAACAGGCACCCGCCGCCCTCACCGACATCTATCACGTAGATGAGCTGCCACTGAAGGCGCTGGACTGGCTCGCCACGCCCGCCGGTCGCAGCTGGGTTGCCGGCCTCCGCTGGATATTCATAGACGAATTCCAGGATATCAACGACACGCAGTTCGCCTTCATTCGCGCACTCCATCATCCGGCCGCTACGCTGACAATCGTTGGCGACGACGCACAGAACATCTACAGCTGGCGCGGCTCCGATGTGGATTATATTCTGAATTTCCATCGCCGTTTCACCGACGTGGCAGATTTCCAGCTGGCCACCAACTATCGCTCCACGGCTGCTGTTGTCGCCGTTGCCAATTCCATTATGCGACATATTCCGACACTGCCGCACAAGCAGCTGATGTGCGCCGCACCCGACGCCGCCACCGGAGCGCGCCCGGAGGTCCATTATTTCGCCCGCACCGCTGAGGAGCGGGACTGGGTCTGTGAAGCCGCTACCGCCGCTGTGGCGACCGGCAGCACGGTCATCCTCAGCAAGTTCAACAGCGTTCTTTACAGCTACGAGGCGGCGCTGCTGCGGGCCGGCGTGCGGGCGCGGTTCGTGGACGGTGCTACCGCAGCAGCCGCACCCACCCCCACAGTCTTCCTGAGCACATTTCACGGCAGCAAGGGTCTGGAATGGGATAATGTCTTTCTTGTGCGAATGAACGACGAGGTGTTTCCGCAGCAGAAGGATGAGGATTCGGTGCTCCAGGAGCGCCGTCTGTTCTACGTAGCGGTCACCCGTGCCCGACGCAGTCTCACCCTGACATACAGTCGGCACGAACGCAGCCTCTGCCGATTCATTCGTGAAATCCACCGCCCGCTGCTGGTCTGGCGCCGCCTCCCGCAGTATGAGCTCAGCGCCCTGAGCGCCGCTATTACACCGACCGCCGTGGCCGACTGGGTCGCATCGCTGGCCGGTGACGACTACCGTACGATCAAACAGCTGGGGCTTCTGCCTACGGCGCTCCGGGGTGGTGATACGGCCGCGGCCGTCACACTGCCGACGCCGACAACAACACCCTGGATGATCCCCTACTGGTGGACAGAGCAGGGGCTCGCGGTCGAGTTCGTAGCTTTTCTACGGGCACTCTGGTTCCGTGAGGTGGCGGTCGTGCGACCCGAATCCGGCGGACAGTGGGACCGCGAGGCGCAGCGGCTGATCTGGACCATTAAGATTGCTCCCGAGGATGCTGCGCTCTTTGAGGCCTACCGTCCACTGTTTGAAGCGCTGCTGGACCGCTTCTTCGGCGCGACCGTGCCCGGCGAAGCGCCGCCGCAAATCTATTACGTGGAGCTACTGGCCGCCATCCGCGCCGAGGCACCGGGGACCGCCTTTGAGCACTCCGACATCATCCGCATCATCCAGATTATCCACAAGATGCGCACGATGCTCTACAATCTCCGATTCGCCGCCGTCGCCCTCAGTGACCTCCAGTTTGCCCCGATTCGCCACAGTCCGCCACAGGAGTCGCGCTGCGAGCTGATTCGCGCCTGGCGCCGCTACACCGACCCGACCGGCAGCCCTCTGTCACCCACGCCCACGGCCGACGAACTACTGCCGATATATCTAGTGGGTCTCTGTCAGAGTATCGCAGCCGGTCGCGCGGGTGTCATCGTGAATCTACCGGGCGAGCGGGAGTGGGTCCGCTGTCGTGAGTTCTTGCGAGAGTTCCGGGCACGTGCCCGCGCCTGCGCAACAGCCACCGCCCCCGTCCTCTGTCGCCTCCAGGCCGAGCTGGTGCCCGGCGTCGTAGCGGAGGCCGATATGCTGGTGGGTGAGACCGTCTGGTTCTTCGTCGGCGGCGATGCGCCCTCGGAGCTCCAGCGTCTGGACCGTGCGCTCCAAATTCTGCTGACTGTCCACGCCCTTCGCCGGGCTGGACACACCATCGCGCGTGTCTATCTATTTCAGCTGGTTACCGGTGCCGCCGCTGAGTGGTCCGTCGCCGACTGGCCGCCCGCCGCCGCCGAGCTGTTGACCGCATTCGTACAGGCCCGCGTCCAGCACCAGGGCACTGCCGCCGAGTAGTGCGCCGCCGCCGACCACCCGCCGCTATTGGATTCAGCTCACGCCGCTTGGTATCATACGCAGCTTGAATCGCTGCACGCCTTGCGTCATATCTCCCCAACCACTCTTGGCGCTTTGCCTCTGCCTCATCTATGCGGCCAACAGCACGTGCCTCCTCAAGTGTAGCAGTGGATACTTGCTCCCGATGCGCATCAAGCGCGCGTATTAACTCCTCTTTTATCATATCAAGAGTCGGATTATCCTGTGCCAGAGAATACTGAATATTAATTTGCCGAACAAAATCAGCATCAGTCGCACCTAGCATTGGGCTGCGAGGCAGGAAGAATTCTATCTGAGAAGTCGCGGTAGGTGTCACGGCAGAGCCAAGAATCCGAGGCAGTGATGCGCCAGTGTTTAGTCCGGAGGTCGGTTCTCTCGGTCCTGTATAATAATTCATATTACCCACACCAGTGTCTCCTGCGGTCGCCACCGCATCATCAAACCGAACAACATCTCGCGCGCAGTAGGGTGTCCCTTTGCCATAGACAGGGAACCGACAGTTATCGGGTGCCGCCGGATTATCATGCATCGGCACAAAACGTTTAATCTCCCCAACGTGTATCAGCGCAGTGCCTTCATATCTAACGCGCAGCTGAACCTCCATCATATCAAGATTGTTAAATTTGTGAACAGGCATCCTGGCGCGCCCTGGCAGCCGTGTGAAATAGGATTGGAGACTCTTCAGGAAGTTGCTGTGGGTCACGACCACCAGGTCCACCGTCTCGCGCAAAGTCGCACTAGCAGAAACAACTAGATTCTTCACATTACACTGAACCCATCGCAGGAATGCCGGCACATTCGGTTCGGCGCTGCGGGCGGCACGGTCAAAGAAGCTGTAATCCGGCGCACCGTGCTTGAGACAATCCAGCTTCGCAGCCAGCTCTGGATAGCGTCTCCGCTCTGCCGGTGCGAACGCCTCGTTATCCTGTCCAGCACCCGACTCCTGGATGAACGGCAGAACCCAGATTTTTCCGGGAATCGGAATCGCATCGGCTGTCTGTATTGCGCGGAACAGCTGGGATGAGCAGATGATCGGCGTTGTACCTGTGGCCTTCGCACCTGGCCGCCCCACCGCACCTGTGGCTGCGGGCGCGGGGGCAGTGCTTGTTGTAGGGGTAGGCTGGTACCACTCCTTTATCTCCTTACCCCGCTGCGCCGCCAGCTCCTGCCCCCGTCGCGTCAGCTCGGGATCCTTGTATTGCGTCTTGCGAAGCTGCCCCAAGAATTTTGCGGATTTCCAGAGATTTGCGCAAGATTCACCGTGCCGCACAAACAGGATTCGCACCGTGAACGCCTCATCATACGTCGGCGGATTACAGCCCATCTGGATACGCTCAAAGCCGCGGACGTTGCGTGCCGGCGGTGGCCCGCCGCGTTCGCTCCGCTGCCGTCGCGCATCATGCTCCAGTTTTAGACGCTCGCAACGGGCGCAAACAGACTCCATCATTTCGCCTGCGCCAGCCTCGGACAGCCGACCAAACGACCCTGCTTCTCCGACGGCTTCTCTAGCAATATCTGTCATCGGGCGACCGCTCATTCCACCTACTCCTGCCGCGGATTTTCCTCTTCATCATCGGCTCTGCCCCGTATATGGCACCAAACCGTGCTCTCCCGTTCAATGTTCAGCTCATACAGTGCCGTATCGTCGTGAAGCAGCCGCACGCCATTACATAGCCACTGTATCTCCACCGGAATCCCCTCCCGCCACCAGATGAGCCGCTTGATGTCCCGCCCGGTGGTGCTACGCTCTACATCAAACACCAGTGTGCGATTTGTTGGAATGCGTACGAATATCTGGAACATCGGGGCGGGCGGGCGGGCGGGCGAGGGACGGACAGGTCCTACCGAATGGCCGCAAAATTAATCGCACCGCGCTAATCCTGGAACAGCGGCCCCACCACGCCGCCCACGAACCGCATCCAGTTGAGCCCCACACCAAACACATGGAGCTCCCAGCCGGACCGCCCTCCCGCATCGCAGTCCTCCATGGCCGCCGGGGTCGGCACCGGTGGCAGCACCTCCAGCTCCAGGCGCAGCTCCGCCCGTGACGCATTCACCGTTCCCACTGGTTGTAGGTCATCCACAGTCCACCGCGCCGCATCTCCCAGCACGAACCCGTACACCATTCCGCCAGCCGCCCGCACACCACCCCGATGCTCCAGCGCATACTCTACGCGCCACCACTGTTCGGTCTCTTCACGCCACACCGCATTATCCACCCACAACCGCGCCCGCGTCAGAATCGGCTCCTGTCGGGGTTCCGGAATTGTCGCCACCAGCGCATCTTCTAGCAGCGCCCCGTAGTTAGTCCATTCGTTATAGCCCCATATCCCCTTGCGCCGCAGCACAAATGCCAGCTCGCGAATTGGCCCATTGAGCTCCGTAAGGCGAAACTGGAGGGTCGTCGGCACACCAGCCACCGCCTGTTTGTCCGCCACGTCAAACACCATATGCCGCACCGGCTCATACAGCATCTCCAGCGGCTCCCGCATATAGCCCGAGCGCAGCGGATCTTCTAGCTGGACCACTCCTGCAAACACCGTTGCGTCCTCAAACTCCGGAACCGCCGTCGGTAGTCGCATCTGCCAGGGGATCGGCGTGTCGCCCGTCACATCTAGCATCGTGAGCGTTTCGCCCAGCGGCACTTCGTCTGGAGTCATACGCGGCCGCGCCCGTCGCCGCACCACATCCGCGAATGGTCGGAACGTTATATGTACGCGCATCTCGGTTGCCTCCCCCAGTGCGACTATCGGAAATGCCGTCTGTGGCCGGCGCAGGAAAGAGAGCGGCAGCCAACAATAGATATATCCGTCTTCGGTGGGCAACGGTCCGCCATCCGAACGCAGCTGCGTCGCCGGCCGCTGCCCGTAGATATCGGCGTCCCACACCGGTGCGCGCCCGCTGTCCAGCCGTAGTCGCGACCAGATATCCATCCATTCGCCTCCCCAGCTCTCTATCGTCGTATCGCCAATCTCCCACTCCACTTTCGCGATGGCCGCCGTCGCCAGAGAGGCTGCCCAGCACCAGGCGCCTGATGGATCTGCATAGTCCCATGTGCCGGCCAGCACGCGACTCTCCAGGTCAGCCCCGAGCCAGGAGCGCGGTCGCACGCGTACGCATAGCCACGACAGCAGGTCGCCGGTCTCCCGCGCCCGCAGCGGAACGGTTATGCGACGCCCCCAGCCCGCTGCGCCGAGATAGCCCACCTCCACTATCTCTGGAACGGCATTGTGCGCCACCGGCCACGTGCTGCGAAACAGCGTCTCTGCCGCTGATGACGGGAAAAACCAGTCGTCCTCTGGGCCGCGGTCAACGAGGTCCACAAGACGTTTCATAACAGACATCCCGCCCCTCCTCTGTCATTTACAGCTGGAAGAGTTTTAGGTGGATCACCCCTAAGCGACGGCCTCATCGTTCTCCATCGTGCGCTTTGTGTCGCGTCCACCCATTAACTGTATGGCCAGTCCGCCGCCGAAAATAAGCAGCGCGCCGACCAGCGACCACCAGCCCGGCCGCTCTCCAAGGAATACGAGGCCGAACAGATACGATGCCAGCAGTCCCGCGTAGCTCAGAATGCTGTAGGTGACCACGGAGAGACGCGGCACGGCGTAGAACCGTAGCCAGTAGCCGCTGAACATCGAGACAGAATGGAAGA